CAAGATTACATTGGATTCAAAAAAGCATTAGCTTGGGAGCAAGAAAAAGACGGACAAGAAGGCTATTCAGTTAAATATCCCGATGGTTATGTTAGTTGGTCGCCTAAAGAAGTATTTGAAAAAGCTTATTTGCCAGTAGGAAACGAAAACAAAATAATGATTGAAAACGTCAAAGATTTCATCAAAGAAACTTACACAACAAAAATAGGTGAAAAAACCACGTTAGTAAGAGCAATACTCGTAAACGGTTATGAAATTATTGAGTATTCTTCTTGTGTGGATCCGAATAACTATGATGAAGAATTAGGAAAAAAATACGCTATGCAAAAGATTGAAAGCAAAGTATGGATGCTTTTAGGCTTCTTGTTGCAAACAGCAAATAATGGTATTAAATAATTAAAAATGTCGAATGAGATAAAAGTTGATTATGAATTGCTGCCAACGCAAAAACAATTTATAGAAGTACCTCACGAACACGGCTTAGATGTTGCGCTGTATCAGGGCGGCTATGGCTCAGGTAAAACCTTTTGCGGTGCTTACTTAGGTATCAAGCTTTGTATGAAGTTCCCCGGCATAAGGGGCCTTGTAGGTGCGCAGACCTTCCCACTTGTAAGAGATACAACATTACAAACATATCTTGAACATCTTGACAATATGGGATTTGTAGAAAAAAAAGATTATTGGTACAAAAGATCTGAAAGTAAATTAGTTTTTAAAAATGGCTCAGAAATTCTTTTTAGAAGTTTCGATCAACCGAATAAAATTAAATCACTCAACTTAGGATTTGTTGAGATAGAAGAAATGTCGGACGTAAGAGAAAGCACGTTTAAAATGTGTTTAGGACGTTTAAGACAAAGAATCAAGCCCGAATGGAGAGCAGCAGGCTTCAGGTATCGTCTATTTGGACATACTAACCCCGAACCCGATAAAGGATGGATTTATAAATCTTTTGTAAAAAAACAATTAAAGAATTACAGAAGATTAATCGCTCCTACAACTCAAAATACATTTTTAGATGCTAGTTTTATAGAATCATTACAAGATGCTTATGATCCTGATTATTACAATATCAATGTACTAGGTCAAGACGGTGACTATTCAAGCGGTTTGGTTGTTAAAGGCTTTACAGATGCGAATATAAGAAAAGTATTTTATCAAGATGATATTGATTTACATATTACTTGCGATTTTAACGTAGATCCGATGTGTTGGGTATTGGCACATAAGACAGATAAAGAAGTATTTTATTTTGATGAAATAGTAGTAGAAAACACAACAACATTAAAATGTGTAGACATATTCGCAGCAAAATACAGGCAGCACAAAGGCAAAATAATAATCAACGGCGATGCTTCAGGCGATAATCGCAGCTGCACAAGTGAATTTACAAACTATGCAACGATGTTAAACCGATTGAATGAACTCGGTTTTAAAGATGTTGAAATACAAATCAAGGGCTTTAACCCTCCGATTAAAAACAGAATAGCTGCTTTTAACGGCAAAATGTTAAACACTCGGCAGGAAATAGGGATTTTTATTGATCCAAAATGTGTATGGTTAATATATAACTTGGAGAATTTAAAGTACAAAACAGGCACAAGTCAAATTGATTTGCCTTCTCATTATCAGATTAAACACTCACGAGAACTAAAATTCTTAATGCACCCTTTAGATGCTGCAAGTTATTTAGTTGATTATTATTGGCCTATCGAGATTATTCATACCAAGAAGGAAACGGACGAAGAAGAATGACTTTAACTTATATCAAAGATACAGAAGAATATACTTTAGATGATGAAAAAGCCCGTAAATTAAAATCAAGCATTACAGCGATGTTTGATGCGTTTTACAAGGATTTATCACCGCACATCACAGATCACGACAGATTAAAAAAACACATCTATGATTTATTGAGAAACGAATCAGAAGACGAGTTTTTGACGACTAAAATATATGAACAGGCTGAAACGTATATAGCGCAGTTAAAAAATAAATGTGCAGGATCTATCGAAACACAATTTGGAGTTGAAGGAAATACCGAAACAGATCAAAGCAACGCAAATATAATGAAAGCTTTTACAGAAGATAAGCTTGAAAAAATGAAATATCTTTCTGTGTATGATGATGGGATTCCGAATTATGTAGAAAAAGGCGCATTTTATACGTTTACTCAATGGATAACTGACTTAAAAGAAGTTAAAAGAATCGTAAATATTGACCTTACAACAGGTGAAGAAGCTACTGAGTTTAGTTTACCTGAGAATATAGAGTCGCAAAGGATTACAAAAACGATTACGGCTTATGACGGCGCAAAGTCTATCAGTATTGATCCGTTTTCTATCGTGTTTGATAAAAACAAAATGAAGGATTGGGATAAATGCCCGAAAATTTATAAATCTTGGTTAAGTCCTGAAGATATTCTTGCGAATAAAGAATATAAAATCAGCAAAGAAACACAAGTAAGATTAAAAGAGATCGGAAAATCAAACAATGAAGGCTCAACAACTCCGTTAGATGCTACACTTGTTAAAAAAGAAGACACTACAAACGGCGATATGATCGAAGTATTAGAGTATTGGGGTGATTTAAGGCTATCAGACGGCACTTATTTAAACAATTGGCACGCCGTAGTTATTGGCCGCTTAGAAGTTGTAAGATTCTGTAAAAATCCTTTCTTGATTAATCCGTTTACAAGATGTTCCTTCAAAGATGATCCAAAGACAGGGCGTGAAATATCTCCTTTGTTGGTTGCAGTTGTAAATAATGCTAAAAAGTCTGATGTTTTCAGAAAAATTATAACAGGGATGAATTTTGCAAACAATCCTTGTCACCTTATTAAGGGTGAATTGGGATTAAAGGGTAAAAATGAAGCAAAGCCGGGGAAATTTATTGAAATCCCTGATAAAGGAATGAATAAAGATAATCCTATCATATACAGTATTGACGGCAAAGGTTTAAACGTAAACTTTGAAACAATGCCTTTGTTTGATGCTGAGATAGAGCAATCAACAGGGATTAATAAATATCTTACAGGGAATGTAGACGGCACAAAGGTTGATTTTGCTACTGAAGCATCAGGAATAATGGGCGGTGGTGAAACAAGAATACAAAAAGATGTTGATAATCTAAACCGTAATTTAACAATGCCTACAATTCAAAAGGTTGCAGATTTAAACGCTAATATGATTTCTAATCCTGAAGAAATAAAAATCAGGAATAGCGGAAAAGTTGAGTTTAAAAAAGTAACTCCTGAGATTATACAGGGTAATTATGAATTTAAAGTAGCTGATGCAAAACAAGAATCTTTGAATAGACAAAAGGCACAAACTACTGTTAATGTTCTTGAAAAGATTGCAGCAGGAAACCCCCACGCAAACATAGACGAGATTTCAAAGTATGCGCTCGAAAATATATGCGGAATTAAAGACAGTTCAAAATTCTTTATTGAGGATCCATTGCAAAAGGCAATCAATGCACTACCTGAGCAGCAAAGAGAGCAAGCAAAGCAATTCTTGCTACAAGTATTACAAAATCCTTCAATGGTTGCACCACAGGACGCACCGACACCACAGCAATAACAAATTAAGGGGCAAAAATGTATAACGTAGCACGGAAAATAAGAAAAATTTACGAAAAGTGGACCAAAAGCCCGGTTGAAAGTTTTGCAGAATACAAACAATTAAAAATAAAAAGTATTTTGGATAGATTAGAGCCGTTTAACTTTAGTACACCTGATGAAGCGTTTAGGCTCGTGCATATTATGTACGCTGATAAAATGTCTTATCAGGATATTGAACACCAAAAAAGATTAGCGGATGAAATGGAGGAAGAAAATGCCAATAGAAGCGTGTAGTAAAAAAGATTCTAAATATGATGAATGGGAAATCAAAGATGCTTTGAGGACCATTACAAGGGCCGATGAAATAAAAGCAGATCCAAAGATGATGAAACTTATTGCCGCTGAGTTAACAAGACAGCAAGAAGCACTTGCAGCAGCGCAAAAAGGTATTGACGGCTTAGTTAATATGCCTGACAAAGAATATAAAGAACATTTAAAGAAAATTAAAGCAATTTAACCAAAAACAAATAATTAACAGGGCATTGAGCGATCAAATGCCCAATTTTTAGTACAAAAAAAGGAGAGATTATGACACTTGAAGGAGAAGAAGCCGTAACTTTTGAAGATTCTACGGAAGATTTAGAAACGGGAAATGTAGCCGCTGAAGCTGAAGACACAGTAAATCAGGATACGGATACATCCGAAGAAAAAATTGAAGAAGAAATAGCAGAAAGCGGTGATGCTGAAACCAAAACCACGTTACCTGAAGCGTTAAAAGACGTACCTGAAGGCTTTATTAAAAAGTATGGGGAAGTCGATTTAACAAATCCCGCTAACGTAAATCTTGTTAAAAGTGCTTATGAAGCTGAAAAAACTATGTATCAGATTCAAAACAAGATGAACCAATTAGAAAAAAGCACAAAAGATCAGGAGTTCACAAATCAAAAGGCACAAGTTTCCTCAGATATGCAGAACCTGAACCAATCGTATGAAGCTGCACTTGCCCATTTTTCAAATGAAGGTGCAACGGTGATACAAAATGCCTTGGCAGCTTTGGAAGACGAGCAAATAACCGCTGCACAATATGCGCAAATAGTTGCTGAAGAAAACCAAAAATACGTACAAATCAAGGCAGAAATTGACAAAAGGCATAATTCTAACACCAAACAGGTAAAAGAAAAAGAGCTTACATTGTCAAAACAGCTAATCGAAGAAGGGTATAAGGGCTTTGAAGAAGCAAACAAGGACAAATTGGCGTTGCCTTACAACAAAGAACTTATTGACAATTACAGGGCTAAATACAATAACCCTGAAGACCTGCCCAATGTCTTAGAATTTGCTGAAAATTACTTAAAATCATACCTAAAACATCAAGCGGCACAGAAGCAGATTGCAGATAGTGTGAACGCTGATAAAAAAGGTATGACAACAACGGTCGGGAAGGTATCAAAAGTAGGAAGCAAGCCGCAGGGCCTCGCAGATCTTGCAAAGATGTCTGATTCCGAATATACGGCGTACTTAAAAGAACAAAAATTACTATAACTAAGAAAGGAAAATTAAAATGTCATTAGAAATCTTAATCCCTCGTCAGTTCGCAGCTGAATTTGAGGAAAACTTGAAAAACTCCCAAGAAATCGGGAAACTTTGCACAACAAAATTTGAATCTGATCTTAAAGAAGGTCAAGAGTTAAAAGTTGTTATGCCGGGTCGTGTTACTATGACCGATTGGGATGGCGGCGACTTGAATACTGTTGAAGAAATTACAGCAACTGACGTTACTGTAAAAATTAACCAAGGTAAACAAGTAAACTTCGAACTTAAAAAGACAAAAGCAATTCAGATTGCCAATGCGGGTTCAGCAGCACCAAAATTGATTAAAGAATACACTTCAGATGCTCTTTATCAATTCCGTGATGCAATTGACAAATCGGCAGGTCTTATCCTTGCAGCAAATGCAGGATATGCAATCGGTTCTGCTGCATCACCTCAGGCAATTACAGCTTCTACAATAGTTTCTTTCTTGTCTAAAATGAAAACTAAGTTTTCAAGAGGAAACAATGGTACGGCTTGGACAGCGGGCAAAATGAGAGCAGTATTGCCGCCTGAAATGATTGAACTTCTTACTCAAACTGGTGCTTTCCAATACACAGAAAGCGGATTTACCAATATCAAAGAAGGTACTGTAACAAAAATCGCAGGTTGGACAATCACGCAATCTAACAACACGCCTGTAAGTGGAAGCACTTACTACGCATTGTTTGGTGTTGAAGGTGAATCAGGAGCAATTGCAACTCAAAAAGCAATTGACCTTATCCCTTATATGAGAGAAAAATCTCTTAACCAAGCGTTTAAAGGTGGTGGATTATTCGGTACAGCAGGCCACAGAAGCGATAAAACAGGGGTTATCATCTGTACTGTATCATAATTTGAGGGGGTTATTCCCCTTTTTTCTCAATGTAATACTAACTAAACGAAAGGATAAAACAAAATGGCTAGAACAGCATACGCAGTTACAAAATTCGATAAAACTACTGGTATTATCGATATGACAACAGCAGGGGTAAAACAAGCAATCGCGGGTATTCAGGGCGCAGGTAATGGGGTTTCCGTAACAAACGCTTTTAATACTATGAGCGATTCATTACACTTGTACGTTACAAACACTTATGCAGGAGTAAAAAAAGTTTCACTTTTGCCGGGTGTGTACCCTAACGCAATTCTTGGACAACTTGATATTTCAATCCCTGCATCAACAGGTGAATACAAAATCAAGGTAAACCAACCTGATCGCTTTATGCAAAAAGACGGTTCTTTAATTGTCGAGTTTGAAGCGGGAATGACAGGAAACTTTACAGCTTGTGCAGAAGGTACAGCAATCGGTTAATTAACTTAGGTATTGAGGGGTGAAAACCCCCTCTCTATCTACAATAAAGGAGAAAGAAAATGATTTTAAAAAACAAAGAAACTGGATTAGAATTGATTTTTGATACAAACGAATCAATTAAACTAAAAGACCTTTACCCTGATAAATTCGATTTAACAGCGGAAACAGACGAAGAAAAGGAACTCTTGAAAAATAAAGAAATTGTAGAAGCACCTTTGAAAGATAAGTTATTGGGTGGAGCAGAAACGGCTTTAGATGTTAAAAAAGCTGAAGCATTGAACCTCGGTATAACTGCTGAAGATGATGATACAGTTGAAACTTTGCAAGAAAAAATTGATGTTGAGGTCGCAAGATTAAAAGAAGCTAAAGCAGCTTTTGCAGCATTGAAAAAAGAAGCTAAAAAACTAAAAGTTGAAGTTGCGAAAGATGATACTTTTGAAACTTTGAAGGTAAAAGTAGAAGCAAAAAAAGGTGAATAATGAAAAGAAATCTTTTGCAGATATGTCAATATATCGGCAATATGCCGAACTCAGAACTTGACACAGATATAATTTCTATATCTGATGTTACCGATGAACAGTTGAACGCCTTGAATAGGTCGCTCCTTACCATTTGGGGCGAAACTGTTGGTCGGAATATGAGATTGGCTAAGACTAATTTCAATACAGAGGTAGGCGTGTCTGATTACGCTTTGCCAAGCGGCAACATAATCAAAAACGGCGTTAAATTGAATGGCACGCTAATTCCCTTTGTTCAAGATATTGAAGAACTTGCTGAACGAAGCGGAACGCCTGACCGATTCACTATACAAGGTGATAAATTGGTATTTTACCCCACTCCTAACGCAATTATGACTGTAAACTTGAAATATAGAACAAAATACGCAGTTTTAACAAGCGAAAATGTAGCAAAATCAACTTTTGCAAGCGGAACTGACGTTTTAAATATATCAGAACGGATCGAAGACGAGTTTATAAATTGCTTGGGCCATTTAACAAACCAATTGTTAAACGGAAAACCTACAAGCAAATACTACGCTGAACACGAAAAAAGATACATAACGGCCTTACAGTTATTAAAAATGGTTGATGAAGGCACAGAAGATAGTTACCCAAGCATATCAATAGGATAAAAATGAGCGGAACATTATCATACAATAATTTTTCAGGTGGTTACACTCGTGAAAATGCAATAATGAGCGAAAAATTTTGCAATTTTGTGCAAGGTTCTCAAAATATTGATATTGTTTCTCAGCAAGATTCGGGATTCGGTTTTGAAGTTATGAAAGGTAATTCTGAATATGCGGAAATAACTGACAAACCTATTTGTAATCTTTGGGTGTATCAAGGTAAAGATGATAAATATTCTATCGCTCATACTGGAGATACGGTACAAGTTTTAAACGAAAAGACAGGACGTTACAACCCTATTAAAGAGGGTTTAGATGCATCGGTAACAAAGGCAAGTTTTGACACGCTAGAATTGACTACACTAGGTCTAGGAACACGTCATTTAGGTTTTTTCTGTAATGGAAGTGATTCATCATTTGTTTATGAAAAGGGTGCAGATCCTGAAGTCCAAGATATTGAAGCGATAGGGATTGATGGCAGAAGAATAAAAGCTACAATTTGTATAGCTTTTGATAGCAGAATTTGGCTTGTTGATGATTGTAACCTTTATAGAAGTGTGCAGTTAGATCCTTTCACATTCTCAACTCCTGAGAGCGCAGGGCTTACTAAATTCGGTTCAACAATAAAAGGTGTGATTAGAGCCTTCGGCGGTCTTCTTGTGTCAACAGCAAGCGGATTCTCCTTTGTAAGTTCTAATGGTGACGGAACATATAATTTTAAAGAATTATCTACAAATTTTGCTTTAAATAAAGATTGTATGTCTGTCTTTAACAAAGAAGCTTTATATTTTTCTGAAAGCGGTGTTTATCCAGTTGATACAACCCAAGCAGGGGAGCCGCAAGCAGGCAATAATCTATCATATCGCATAGATAAGGAATTGACTGAATACGGAATCAGCACAAGAGAAGAAGCACAGTTATTCAAAGTTACAGCTGACGGACGTAATGAAACTTGGCTGCATATCCCTCTTGATAATGAAACTTCAGCTATTTACATCTTACGTTGGGCGAAAGGGAATCAAAAAAATACTTATTGGCTTCCTCCACGCTATCAACAAAGAATAAATTGCTTATGTGTATTCAAAAACAAAATACTTTCAGGCACAAACGACGGCAAAATTCTTCGAGAAATGAACGGAGTTGCAGGTATTTATAACGGTATTTTTAGAGAAAGTATTGCAATAACTCCTAAAATAAACTTTGGTAACTATGCTTATGAAATGGAAACCAGGCCCTTAATTTATCTGAATAACGATGTTGACAATAATTTTTGGGTGGAAACTATATCAAGCGGGAATAAATCAATAGAAAAAGAAGTATCACCCGCAAGCAGTCTTTCTGGAATTTGGGCAGAAGATGAAGACGATGTAATCGGTTCTGCTTTTGCAGTAGATGAAGAAGACGAAGCGGGCGGGATTTGGGCAGTTGTAAACCTTAATAAGATTAAATTAGGTCGTGCAAAAAGCAAAAGTAAACGCTACGAATGTTCTTTGCAATTCAAGGTTAAAACAAAAGATTCAGGCGATAATTTTTCGATCCATTGTGTAGATTTAACAGAAATTGAGAAAGAGCGAGAATGATTTTTGTACAACAAAATACAAAAGATTTTCCTTTTGAAGCTGCAAAAGCACTTTATGAGGAAAATAGAGAGTATTTATTTCACGATCTTGATTTTGATACTTTATACAAAAAAACAAACGGTAATCTTTGGGCAATTGTAGACAAAGAATTAATTGCAATTGTATATTTTCATTTCATAGATGGCAAATGGTTTTTTAACGGATTTACGAAAAGAAAAAAGTACAAATATGTTAAAAAAATAATC